GTAATCCGTATGGGGTTAAGGAATTGCGGCTGTGGACTGTCTCCACTCGCCCTGTCACCACATCACGCAGGGTCAGTTCTACTTCCCCACGTGCGGAAAGCATAGGAGTCGCCAGTTCCATCGCGCCTACACCTCAATCCATAGGATGGTTACCCCTGGCAGAGAGAGAGCAGCAGCGTCGGCGGGTTCTTCCGTTGTCTTCTGAATCTCTGTCCACATCAGCCCGCCAACCTCGCTAATGCCAAGTGCTGCGGCGTTTGCTAGCTCAGTCGTCGTTTTCTGAATGCCCTCCCACAGAATGCTGCCTAACTCAACAAGAGACAACGCCGCTGCGTTCGCTAGGGTCACGTCATCTAGGACAACCCGTTCCCATGTAATGCTGCCAAACCCAACCGACATCGAAGCGGCATGTGACAGACCAGTCCTTATCTTCGGTTCAGTCATGACGTACCGGGAAATCCTTGGCTGCTCGCTGACGGTGTAAATCGCAACAGGCCGGTAGACGACAGCGTACCCTGTGGCGTCAACGAACAGCCAGCGGGTCCAGGTACGCACAGNGCGGAGGATGGGNTCGCCCTTGCCCACGGTGGGCAAAAGGTGCTCGGTGGCATAGTTTTGCGACCGGGCACGGTAGTAAATTTTCCCGTCCCGGTGATAGAAGCAGAGGATGTCNCCATCCNGGTCACGGTACAACACCGGGCGTGTCCCCAGGGCGATCTCTATCGGCTGCTCCCCTGCCTCAACAATCCAAATCTCGTCATCGTCCTGTCCGGCTGGTCGGAACGTCACTGCCTGAATGAGCTTCCCGTTGGTGTCGAAGACCAGGCTCGGCCACCGGCTGCCCTGCGGCGACCAGGGGAGCAGCTGCTTGTCTGCAACATCGGTGTAGTCGTCCGTACTGCGTATGATCCAGACGCGCTCCTGCTCGTCCCGGTAGATGACCCAGACTCGGGCCTCCAAGTCGTCGGTCAGGCCGACCTCGTATGGACCGAACACCCAATGCAGCTGCTCCGGGAATTTGAGCGCAGCTGGTGCCACCGCGACCAGGCCCTCATGCTCCCCTTGCTGCAACTCTTCCAGACTGTCGATTGGCCTGCGCCACTCGGTCGGCTCCCATCCAGGGCCACTTCTATTTGGTTTGCTCCAGTCCAGCCTCTCGCGCATGTTCAGGCTCCAAAGACGTGGGGAGGGACCACGAAGGCCCCTCCCCTAGTAGAAGAAGGTCCTTACTCGGCCCCTCCGTCCTCCTGCTTAGACAGCTCCTCAGCAAAATCCACAGCCTCAGACTTCTTACCCTTCCTAGCCACAGGCTTCTCAGCCGCTACCGGCTCCTCAGACGCCTCGAAGATCCACAACCCGTACCCGCTGTGGCCGCGTAGGAAAGCCGCCACCTTCGGGTCGTCCGTGGTGAACTCGCCGTTGACAAACTCCACACGGGGGCCGTCAGGCTGTGCGTTGATAACCAAGCCCAACCGCGGGCTGTGGAAGACGTACCGCTTGCGCTTCGCCAAAACAATCCCTCCCAAAAAGGAAGGAGGGGCCTTGTCGGCCCCTCCTTGTTACGCAGCGTTGTGCAGCACGGCGTGGGTCTTTTCCAACCGCACCGCCAAGCCAACCTCGGTGATGTACTCGTCCCGCCAACCGTCCTCGTCCGGAAGCTGGATGTTGGTCCTGAGCGTGGTGTCCCGGCCATTCAGCGGGCGGTACTCGATGTAGTCCATGTCCACGCCGAAAGCCAACCCCTGATACTCCTTCTCCAGCGTCCTAGACGGCACGATGTACAAGTCGCCGTGGAACGACCTGTACAGCTTGAGCCGGACCCCATACGTATCTTCGCCGCTACGGGTTTCAATCCGATCACGGGCAAACTTGTTGATGATGGACCCCACACGGTAGGAGCAGACGAGGAGTTTGCGCTGAGAGCCGTGTTGGAACAGCATTTCGCAAAACTCCTCAAACTTGTCTTCGGTGAGGTTGTTGCCCGCGTCGTAGTGCTTGGTCTTGATGAACTGAAGCAAGCCGCCGGTCATCCGCCGCTTGTTCAACACGTCCTCCTTGCGCTCGCCAAACAGCAGCGCGCGCTCGATGTCCAGGCGGTGCTCCAGGGCCTGATCCCGACGCAGACGAGCGCGCTCCGTCTCGCTGGTCCTCAGCGCTTCCCGCTCGCTGGTCATGGACTGGTCAAACGGGCGACGGAAGATCTGCGTGTAGTTGTACTCCTTCACAGGCTGGGCGACTTTGGGTTCAGGCGCACGGCTGAACTCCTCCATCGCGTTGCCCAACCTCAGAAGCCAGTCGTTGTCATTAATGGCCGCAGGCGTGGTCACGCCGTAACCACGAACAACGGTGACAGTCTTCGTCGCCTCGTTAACCGCCGTGACGAACATCACCTCGCCCGTGCGCGGGACCTTGATGATGTCCCTGGCCCGGAAGATAGTGGGGTCGTCCACGACGATCTGCGTCGCGCTGTCATCCACACCGCCGTCCGCCTGGGTCCACCATGCACCCGGCTCAGAGTCGTACCAGTAGAACTCCGCCGTCCTGGTGGGGCGCTTCCTTGCCCGCATGAGGATGACCAGGAACGGGTTCGCATCAGGGATGAGGCGTGCGATCTCCTTGGAAACGTCAATGTCCCTGCGGTCACGGTCAATCCCGAAAGTAGTAACGGGGGAGTTGGACGCAGGGGTGGAAAGTCCGTAATCGAAAGCCATTGTTCAGTTGCACCTCCTCCGATGTTGTTGGCCTCAGCGAGGCGCAACAAAAACCCCACAGGCTTATTAGCTTGTGGGGTCATTGCTGTTGCTGAATCCCCGCCTTAGCCGAAGATTCCTTGTGGTTGTCCTGGGTCGCCGAAAATCTGCCGCTTGATGACCTCCTCCGGGCTGGGTTGCGCCTGTTGCCTGTTGGCGTTCCCAGCCGTGGGAGCAGGCATCTGAGCGGCCTTCTTCACAGTGTTCATCGCTTGCTGAATCGCCGCAGTCTGCGGCACCTGCTGCTGGACGGTCTGCGCCTTGCGGGCCTTAGCGGCCAGGTACGCAAGTTCAAGACCGCCAGGCTGTGTGGCGAGCACAGGCTGCTCCTTGATGACTTCGAACATGTCTCGCCGGTACTCGTCAAAGTCCTGGTACTTGGACTTGAGCGATTTGATTTGCCCCCGGAAGTGCTCCTGAAGCTGGGCCTGCGTGTAATACTGGTACATTGGGCCGAGAAGCTGGCCCAACGCCTGACCAATCGCCTGGCCCTCTTGCTCAAGGATCCTCCGCGCCACACGCTCCGCGAGCTGCTCCACGACCTTCGGCCCTTCGGATTCCAGCTTGTCCAGGAACTCGTCAGGGCCCATGGCGGGCTCAGGCTCTCGGAGCTTCTGTGCAGGATGCTGTGCGACGGGCTGCTGATAGCCCTGCACCGCCTGCGTCTGCTGGAGGTAGGCCAAGAGCTGCTGGTACTGCTGCTGCAACGTACCAAGCTGCTGGCCCTGCTCCCCGAGCTTGCGCTGAAGCTCCTCGTAACTGCGCTCCAGGTCCTCCGGGGTCTGGTACTTGCCTGCCCACAGCTTCTGCCCAGGGTGTCCCTGCTGCTGTGCCCCCACATCCGTGTCCGGGTGTCCCTTATCGGGGCCGTCCTGCGGCTGTGGGTCCACAGTCTCCGGGGCCTGGTCCGGCTGAGTCTCGGGCGTATGTGGGGCGTCTCCCGTCTCGGGGACCCCAGCAACGTCCTCATCGCTCAAGCCGAAAATGTGCTGCACGCTGTCAGGCATGTTAGCCCTCCTTAATCCTGTCGAGCCTGCGCTCGACGAATTGTTTGACCTGCTCAAAAGCCTTCATGCGCCCTTGAGAGCGCCCGACTTCGAGCAGGTCATTGAAACTACGGGAGGCCAGGTCATTGGCCTCCCGTCGAATCCACTCATCAAGAACCCTTGCCAGCACGGGCCAGCCGTCGTGCATTGCCAGCCGAGCCAGCTTCTCATCCTCTTCCCGTGTGGTCAGAGTACTCACAGCACGCTACCTCCTGAAATCGGCTGTCCTGTCGGGCCGTAGAGAACAGGCTGTTGCGGCTGCTGCGGCTGTCTACGGCCCGAATTCTGTTGGCGCTCTGGCACCCGCCCAGCCACAATCTGCTCATGCAACATCTGCTGTAACGCCATCTGCGCCATCTGCTGTTCGACAACCTCACGCGGCAGGAGCAAGCGCTCGACATTCCTCACGTCGAATGACTGGATAAGCATCTTTGTCAACTCGTAGCGGTCGATGTACGGGTTCTGAGCCGCCAGCGCCATGAGTTGGATCAACTGCTGGCGGCGCAGCTCCTTGTTGGCCGCAGGGTCCACGTTGGAACCGCTGGGCAGGTAGTCACGCTCGCCAATTAAATCCCCAGGTTCCACCATCACCCACTTCATACTAGCGTCCTCACCAAAGAGGCGAACGACCCTGCTCTGGTCAAGGAACTGCTGGTTGTTTAGGTCCATCAACATAGCTAGACGCTTAATGCCTAGCTCCTCAAAGAGCATGATCTTGACATCAAACCGAATACCGGCAGAGGAGGATTTGGTCACAATCTCCGTAGCCGTCTCCTGGCGGGACGGGTCTACACCACGCACCACGGGCGGCACGCCGAGAGCGTTTTCCATGTCNCTTTCAATGACGTTGCCCTCAATGTAAGCGGAGGAGGGAACATCGGAAAANGAAATCTCCGTCACGTCATCCGGTTGGTCCACGAAGATAATGCCGTGTGGCCTGCTGACAAGCTCCGACTCGTCAATGTCGGCTCCACGCCGCACCTTCCACATGCGGTTTAGGATCATGCTGGCGTTATCAATACGCTGGTTCCGCTGAGTGTTCAGTTCCTCTTGCAAGTGCTGGATGATCTCCACAGCACTCATGCCGTAGAACTCGTTAGGCAACGGCTCGAAGCTGGCGACCACGTAGGGTTTCTTACCGTGCTTCCAGTACGGGTTCTGACCCTCGTATGCCAGTTCGCAGCGGTTGATGAGCATGGCGTAGCGCTGGTCTTCCCAATAGTGCAGGACCTCGTAGGTCAGGCCAATGCGTACACCCTTCTCGTCGGCCCAAAAGCCGTCGCTAGTCTCGGGCGCGAGTCCTACAGCGCTCATGCGCTCATAACGCCCGTCCTGGATGTTGGAAACAGAATGGACCTTCTCCCAGTCAATAGGAAACACACGCCCGAGACCTGCTTCTTCGAGCACAGCCAGCTTGTGCTCAATTTGCTCTCTTGACAACCACTCCCGCTGAAAAACGAATCTGCAGGAATCAAGGTCATACCCTTTCGGATCAGGCCAAAAGTCAAAGTAATCCACGACCTGAATCTCGTTGTCGTCCCACACACGCTCCGAAATCTCCTGGTACTCTACAACGAACTCGGGCTGCGCCCCGTTGTACACCACGTCAATCGGATTGGCAAGGCGAGGGATGGGGATACGCACCGTCCGGTCCTCCACACGCCAGCCTACCGACATGATCCCGGCGGGGAAGATGAGGACGGACGTAATGAAGTCGTAAAACTTTCGCTTGATACCGTTGCGGTCCAACTGCTCGTCAACAAGAGCGGAGGCGACCTTAGCCTTCTCTGCGTTCTCGGCCATGATTTCCGGCGTAGCGCCCACAAACGGGCGAGGGATGAACTCCAGGTACGGGCGTGTGGAGAAGAACGACTTGACAATCCTCGCCCGGATAGAGTCCAGGTACTCGTAGGTCTTAGGGATGTGGAGGTTGCTACGCCCTTCAATGTGAGCCTTCTCCCGCCAGCCACGATAGAGCTTATACCACTCCAACGCTTTCGAGTCGTATTGCTTGCGCCACGACTCGGCGTAAGCGAAACGAGTGACAAGCTCTGCCGTGCGCGCCTCGCGGTTGAAGTCGGCAGGAAGGCGAAACGTCGGTTGTTCTACTTGCACCAGCGGAGAAGCCATCACTTACCACCTTTGCGCTTGTTCACACGCTCCGGTAGCTTGCGCTTGCCGGTCTTGCGCTCCCACTCGCGGACCGTCTCCCACGGGATCTCGCCCCGCTGCGCCATGGCATAGAACTTACGGCGCTGGGCTTTTGATTTAAACGGCATGGTCGCTCTTGGCCTCCTAGCCCCTCAATATCCCGTGATGGAACTCACCACAGGTCGGGTAAGCCTTTCCCGCCTGCGCCTGCGCTCGTACAGTTCGAGCGGGCTCGCCGTCTTCGGCGGGCGGGACATGATACCGTACCGAATGGCCTCCGGACCGTGGTCCTCGCACTCATCTGCCACATCCTCCGGGTCGTTCTCGTCGTGGACGAGAGCGGGGAGGGTGCGGATAAGTTCGTAGCAGTTGCGGAATATCTGCAGGCGGGCCGTCTTGCGAGGCTGCCCCGTCACGGGGTCAGGCTCGCTGTTCAGGTCGTCGTAGGGCTTGAGCGCCTCCCGCAACGCCCGCCAGCCTGGAACCCTGCGGTCGTCAGCCGGGACCAAACCTTTCAGCCCGGCCTGGGCCATGATCTCTGCGCCGGAAATGCCCCGATCCTGACGGCGGTTCCACAGGTCGGGGGAGGCCACGGTGTAGCTGATAATCTCATCTTTTGGCGTCATGCTGAGGATGATCTCAGCAGCCTCCGTGAGCGTCAGGTTGGGCTTGTAAAGCTCACGGTAGACGTAGAGCTTGCCCTCCGGCGAAACCGCCCACCAGTAGCAGGCCGTGCAGTCCAGGCCGTAGTCCAAGCTACGAAACCGCTTCCACCAGCGGGGGATTTCAAAAGGCTCGACGACGTGGATGTCCTCACGCCACTCGGGGAAATACTGCCCGGCAAACACGTTCCAGTCGCCTTCGAGCAGCGCCCTGCGCTCCGCTTCGGGCAAGCTCTGCAGGCGGCGGAGGTAGTCCGGGTCGTTCTTGAGCAGGTAGGGGTTGTCCTGAACCCTGGCCGGAATGAAAGCGTACCGGACTCCCGTCTCGTCCTCCCAAACGATGTCCCGCAGGCCCTTGTCCACGAACATTTCCTTGACCCAAAGGTGGCCGATGTTCCCTGGGTTGCTTGCGGCCCTGGCCCTCGGCCACGCACCGGGGACCGTGGAGCGAAGACGGGAGCCGACCAGGTACGTCCACATGTACTTTGTGAAGTGGGTTAGCTCGTCAAAGCCGATGAAGCCGTACTCAGCCGACTGGTACTTGTGGACGTCGGACTCTCGCTCACAGTACCCAAACTCCAACACAGAACCATTCTTGAAGTACCACGCCTTCTCGCTGGCTCTCCACTCGCAAACGCTGCGAGGGAACTTCTCCAAGCTGCGCTGGATCAGAGACCGATTCAACTCCGGGAACGTGCGGCGCAAAAGCAAAGCCTTGTTGCCGGGAGTCTCCACGCATTGGATGAAGGCCTCCCACAACAAGGCTTCGGACTTGCCGCCGCCAGCAGCCCCGCCGTACAACACCACATCGGCAGGGCAGGAGTGGAACACCCGCTGGCGTTCCGTGGGCACGTATACGGTTGAGAGGTCAAACTCTCGCACCCGGATCATTCGAGCCTCTGCGGCCTCGGCACGCCGCCCAGGTTGATGGTGAACTCAATCGGAGCGCCGCCCTTGCCGGTGATCTCCTGACGGTCGTTGTAGCGATCACCGCGCCGAGCCTTGAGAACGCGCTCAATCATCCTCTGATCGCCATTGAGGTAGCCCAGCATGAGCGCCGTCTCTTCCACAAGGTCCGTACAGGCTTCGTGGGCGAGCTGCTCCATCTCAACGAACTCCTTGTGCTTGCGCCATTCGTTGCGGACCTTCCACACAGACACACGGGCGCTGTCCGCCGCGCCGCTCTCGGTGCCCTTCCAGGACAAAGCCTTGAGGTAGACGATCATCTTCTCCCGCTCTGGGTGGCCTAGCATGAAGTCGTCGGGCACGATAAAGCGGTCGCTGAACACACGGGCCTTGTCAATAGCCTCTTTGAGGATGTTTGCTAGCAGCATCTGAGGCGGTTCAGCCAACGCTATCACCCAAAACAAAAGACCAGGCGCACATGCCTGGCCGTTATAGACAATGCGGCTTGAGTATATACTAGCATGTAAACCCCGCCGTGTCAACACTAATGCGATAACGGAGCGGCTTAGAAGCCGATCGGGTAGCGGGTAATTCTGAAAGGTTTTGCCGTTTTGCGCACGCGCCTGTTACGGGAGCCGGAGGACTTCTTGCTACGTTTGCGCCTGCGAATATCCTCGCTGTAGGCTTGGCTGATACCGACGAACACATCCGAGGGAAGCTCACTGGTCGAAAAATGGCGCTCCCGCCAGTTGTAGAACATGTCCTCCTCCGGCACATCCGCCCACGGGCCTGGGCCGTACTTGGACATCATGTATGCTCGGTAGAGCTTATAAATATACACATGACTATACGATCGCTTCAACGGCCTTCACCCTCAAGGGCTTGTAGGAACCTTTTCACCTTTCGTGCGTGCCCCAAGCGAGTATACGCGCCACGAAGAACCTGCCGTGGACAGGAACCGTCTTTTTCGCCAAGGGCGTGTCAACGGAATAGTCGTCCACAAGGATCACGCCGTGCAAGGACGCCTGCTGCGCCCAGGACATGACTTCCGGTTTGCTTCCGAAAAACACCTCGTATCGCTCATACGGAGCGCGGGAGAAGACAAACGCCCACCTAGGAGTCCACGGCTTCCACGCCCGAAGCCGCCTAAACCACACTCTCAACCGCTCGCGCATATCATTCCGTCCTCCTCGCCAGCGCCTGCCATACCTTCGGCTGAAGCACCTTCAGGTATGTGCCCTTCATGCCCATGTTGCGGGTTTCGACGACGCCGATCATCGCCAACTTCCGCAAGGCGATGGTGGCTGTGGATCGGCTGTACCCAACACGGTCCGCTATGCTGCTCAACACCACAGGGCCGCCGTTGGGGTACAACTTAGCAAGTGCGGCGATAACCTCTCGCTCACTGTATGACAGGTTGCTGTCAATCAGCTTCATCACGTTCATTGTCAAAACTCCCCTCCTGAGCTTGTTACTTGATTACCTCCTCGGGCTCGCCAAACAGCACTGCCTACCGCGGGCGTTCCTGCTCCACTGCGAGCCGCAGGATCGCCCGTCCAATGGCCTCCTCAGCCTGCCGCTGGTGGTGCCGCAGCATCTGCTGGTAGCGCGGGTCCTGCAGCCACTGGCGCTGCTGGCGGCCGACCTTGGCGGAGTCCTGCTGGCACTGCACAATGGCGTGCCACTCTGCTCCGGCCCTGAAGGCGTTGGCAATAGCCTCGTTGATGACGTCCTGCAGTGTCATACAGCGCTCACCNCCNGNCGCCCCGGCACTTCGTGGCACTCGACACACCTGGGTTCGTACACGTCGTCTCCGCCGGGCAGAATGACGGGGCTGTCCACGGNGCNGGNTGCCCGTCGATGAGCCGCTGGGTGCGGGTCGCTGGCTCACCGCAGCGGGCGCATACGGCCGTCAGCTTAGTAACGCTGTCGGCCGTCGCCAACAGGTAGGCCATGCCGTCAAAGGGCTCGCCGCGAAAGCTCGTGTCCAGCCCGGCGACGATGACCTCGTGGTCGCGGGACAACTCGNCCAGCCAGCGCACCTGGAATTGGTTCCAGAAATGCGCCTCATCGACGGCAAGCACATCAGCGCCGTAAACCTCGCCTGGGGACCGCACTGGCTTGGCGCCAATACTCTTGCCGCTGCGGCTAAACAGGATGTAACCGGTCCGGTTGACACCTAGCTCATGCACGAAAACCCTGGCCTCCCGCCCATCGGCCCAGGCCTGCCGAACCAGCCGGATGAGCTCGGCGGTTTTTCCTGCCTGCGTCGGCCCCGTGATAACGTGGAGGCTCACTGGTCGCCACCTCCCGCCTCGGCCAGCAGTTGTCGCACCATCTGCTCGGCCTCTTCCAGCCCGATGGAGCGACCCTGTTCGTTGAAGTCAGCGGTGATTCGCCAATTTCAGACTCCGCAGTAGCCTTCACACTCCATTGCAAAAAGGTCCAATTGGCCCTCGACCACGTTTGTATAGAGGTCCACCTCGTCCAGAGGCACCAGCGACCGATGCACGTATGCCTCACTCAGCACACCTGGAAGTCCCGACCGGATCGCCCGNTCAAACTCGACGGCTTCCCGCCACTCGTCAGGGCGGTTCTCGCGCATCCAACGCCACGTNGCATCGTCGTGGAACGGGCACCCAATACAAGCGCTCTTGCGAGGCACCGTGTAGCCGTGCCGCTCCAACCATAGCTGGCAGTCCCAACGGGTCATACGTCGCTCAATGAGAGGGTAATGGTTGTCAATCCACGGTTCCCGGTTATCACGCATCCGCTGGATTTCGTCCAGCGAAATGCCCATCCAAAGTTGTACCTTGACGCGTCCGGCAGCTCGTTCGCCGGGTTTGAGTCCGAGAAGCTCCCGGATTTTCTTTGTGATCGGCGTGACCTTGTACTCGCGGGTGCACTGTCGCCAAAGCATCGCTGGCTTCCCGTCCAAGTTGCGAACGTGAAAAGGCATTGTCACAAAACGTTTTCCGTTCTTCGGTGCCAGTGCATCCTCACGAAT